AGGCTTGTAATACCGCATGGTAACATAGGCAGAAACAACCCAAGCGTGGAGGTATCAAACATAAACGAGATTGATAGCGCAGAAGATAGTTTCTTGCAGCAGTTTGACTTGATAGTAGCCAATAGGTTTATATCTAAAATGGGTGACCAGTTTGGGCTTATTATGCGGTTAAAAGTATTGGGAGTTCCGTATGTATTAGATTTAGATGATGACTTCAGAATACCTGAATGGCACGTACTCCATGCTGCTAGTAAAATGCAAGGACACGCAGCTAAAATTATTGAAAGCATAAACGGTGCAGCGTGTGTTACAGTTACACATGATTTATTACAACGTACAATCTTAAACGAAACACGGCAAAAAAAAGTATACATAGTACCAAACGGTATAGAACCTGAAGGACAATTCGATGTTAAAAAATGCCACTTTACTGATAAGGTTAATTTCGGATGGAGCGGTTCGATAACACACTTTGACGATGTACTTGAATTATATGAGGCGTTGTACTCTTTATATTCAGATGACAGTTACGAACACAAATTCAGGATGGTGTATGGTGGCTATGAGAATACAGACAATACAAGTAAGGCAATAGCAGGTGTATTAAGTTGCAAGGGTAAGGCCAAAGACTTTCAGTTCACTACATTCCCAGCGACCAATCCATTTAGTTATGCTAACTTTTACGACTACATAAACGTGGCTTTGATACCTTTAAGGAATAACCGATTTAACAACATGAAGTCAAACCTTAAACTACTTGAAGCAGGGTTCAAAAAGAAAGCCGTAATAGTATCAGACGTTTACCCATACTCACCAGATATAATGTACGGATGGAACTGTTTGACTGTTAAACATAAAAAGGACTGGTATAAGCAAATGGTTAAGTTGATAAAAGACCCAGCAAGAATAGACGAACTATCATTAAGACTTTACGAATACGTACAGGATTACCACATGGATAAAGTAGCACAAACACGATACGAAATTTATCAATCAATATTATGATAATAGGAATAGCTTTTATTTGGATTGCGTTTTTTCATTTAACGCCCATTGCAGACTGGTTAAATTTCAAACCGTTCAACTGCATTGTATGTTTATCTTTTTGGAGCGTATTAATCGCTTCGATTATCATTCACTTTTACCCACAGTTTGAGTTTGTATTTAACGGATTAGGACTGGCAGGTATAGGTGCTTATTCGGCAATAATATTTAAACGATTAATATACAGAATATGAGAACATTTGAACAAATTTACACCGACCTAAATACTAAAACTGGTGAGCAATACACCATACGTGAGTTAATAGGCATCTTTGAGCATGAGCGTTCATGGATAGGCAGCGGACTTCAGTTAATGCGGTTGCGTGAAATAAGCCACGAAATAACAGGCATACGTGTAGGTAATTGTAGCGGGTGTTTAGTAGACATGATGACAAACATGGCACGTTGGGTAAACCGATACGAAAGCGAACACACACAAACAGAAACAAAGGAAGTAAAAAAGGGCAGACCAAAATCAAAATAGTATGGCATTAATAGCATTAGCTTGTTACGATACAATAGAAAACGGGCGTAGTCATTACACTATGCGTACACTACTATCGTTAAAAGATACAATAGACCTAGAAAGACATCGAGTAGTAATAGTAGATAACGCTTCATGTGATGCAACCAAACGAATACTTGAAACCGCAAAAAGCTGGGCAACAGTAATAACCAACGAAGTAAATGTGGGAACTGCCAAAGCTATTAATCAGGCGTGGGCGTTACGCAAACCCAAAGAGCATTTAATTAAAATGGATAACGATGTGGAGTTTTACTTTACAGACTGGGTTGACGATATGGAATACGCTATTGAAACAGACAAAAGCATAGGCATTTTAGGTTTAAAAAGAAAAGACCTAATGGAAAACCCTTTTAGAAACGACCACTGGAAAACAACACTACGTATGTTGCCACACAATAAAGGCGATAGGTGGATTATAGTTGAAGATGCTGAACACATAATGGGTACTTGTACTATGTTTAATTATCGTTTAATTGAAAAGATAGGCGGTATGTATCAGATGGATGGGTTATATGGATTTGACGATACGCTGGCGTGTGTACGTTGTAAACTAGCGGGCTTCAAAAATTCATTCTTGCCACACATTGAAATTGACCACATAGACGAAGGCGGTAACGAATATACAGACTGGAAAAGAAAATACGCTGGACAAATGATGGATAAATTTAACGAAGTAAAACGTAAATTTGCAACAAACGAACAATCAATATATATACCGATATGATAGCAATAAGTGTGTGTGATGACCCAGCAAGAGCAAATAAGCTAGTTAAATCACTTGAGCGTTGCGGATGGACTTACGAGATTATAAAAGCAAGCTGGCGTGGATTTGGAACTAAACTAATACACTTAAAAGAATATTTAGAAAAGGTCAATATTGATAGGTTCGTATTCGTTGATGCTTACGATGTTATATGTTTAGGCACACCCGATGAAGTTACTGAAGATTTAATAGGCACTGAAATAAACTGCTGGCCTGATGCAGACAGGTGGCAACAGTTCCCGCAACCAAACACACACTACAAGTACCCTAATTCAGGATGTTACTCATTAAATAAAGAATTATATTTGAAAATGTTTAACGAAAACCCACCGCAATATTCAGACGATGACCAACGCTGGATGACAGACATGGTGCTGAAGTATGAGTTAAAACTAGACTACGAAAGAAGATTAGTGCAAAACACGTGCGGTATGCTAGAAACGTGCGGACACATGGCAGACGGTAGGTTTATTACAGACATAGGAACTAAACCAGTATTTATTCATGCAAACGGCAAAGGAGATTTAACAAGATATGAATCATAAAGAATTACATGACTATTATTGTCAAGAAACAAACAAAGTACCCGAATTAAAAGCATTAAGGGATTTTGTAGAGCAGCACGCTTTTGGGTTTGGTGAACGGTCATTCTATTGGATGTGGAAACTAATAGTAGACAAACTGCCAAACCACTTCAGCCTTTTAGAAATAGGAGTATTCAGAGGTCAAACACTTGCACTTGTACAGACACTTGCAAAACTAGCTGGTAAAACCTGCACACTATACGGTGTTACACCACTAGACAGTACAGACGGACACTGGGAATCAGATTATGAAAGTGACATCCAGTATCTACACACTCACTTTAGCTTAAAACAACCAAACATAATTAAAGGTTTAAGTACAGACCCAAACATAATACAAGCGGTTAAAGCACTTAAAAACTTTGACGTTGTGTACATAGACGGTGGCCACTCATACGATGTAGCCAAGTCAGATATAATAGAATACGCACCACTAGCAACACACACACTGCTAATTGACGATTGCTGTAATGATTTAGACATACCTTTCGGAATGTTCGCAGGCATACAATCAGTTACCGATGCTGTAAACCATACCATTGAAACACCATTCACTTATAACGTGGTACACAATAAGGTTTGGGATTTAACTAAAAATAAATTAACTTTGAAATATGCCAATACCTAAACCACAACACGGAGAAGAAAAAAACGACTTTGTAAACCGCTGCATGGGTGACAACATAATGCAAAACGAATACAAAGACAATGCACAGCTTTACGTTATATGTGAAAGGCAATGGCAAACGTACAAGAAAGCAAGTAAACAAAAGTACGCAGAAACATACTCGGACTACGGTCAAGAAATAAGAAACAACGCAAAGAGGGGAATAGAGTTAAACGAAAAAAACGGCAACAAGTGTGCAACACAAACAGGCAAAGTAAGGGCGCAACAGCTTGCAAACGGTGAACCAATAAGTGTAGACACCATAAAGAGAATGCACTCATACTTAAGCCGTGCAGAAACATACTACGATAACGCTAAAAATCAAAACGAATGTGGATATATCAGCTACCTATTATGGGGTGGTAAATCTGCATTAAGCTGGTCAAGAAACAAACTTAAAGAATTGGGGGAACTATAATGGCAAAGCATAAGTACATAGAAACACCCGAAAAGATGTGGCAACTGTTTGAGGCCTACCGAAAAGAGGTTAAGAGCAAACCCATACTAAAACACGTATTTGTAGGTAAAGACGGACAAAGCGAATACGAACAGAGGGAAAGGCCATTGACGATTGAAGGATTCAGAAACTATGCAAGGAAAAACGTGTGTTGTGTTCAAGATTATTTTGCTAATACAAATGGGGCTTACAACGATTATTCGACAATCTGTCGCGCTATAACTGAAGAGATAAGGCAAGACCAAATCGAAGGCGGTATGGCAATGATTTACAACCCAAGCATAACACAACGCCTTAACGGGTTAGTAGACCAAAAGCAAGTGGAGATAAAAGAGCAGCCGCTTTTTGGGGATGAAAAATGAGTTTCGTTTACACAACGGCAATAAAGAAACTTCGCAAACTATCCAAGCGAATAAAGATAGTACGTGGGGGAACGTCAGCGGGTAAGACCTTTGGCGTACTTCCTATACTTATTGACCGTGCGACAAAACAGGCAGGTTTAGAAATATCGGTAGTAGCCGAAACAGTACCCCACCTTCGCAGGGGTGCAATGAAGGACTTTATTAAAATCATGCAGTCCACTAACCGCTTTATAGATGCAAATTGGAACAGGTCACTACTTACTTACAGGTTTTCAAACGGTTCGTTTATTGAGTTTTTTAGCGCAGAGCAACCCGACAAACTACGAGGCGCAAGGCGTAACATACTTTATATTAATGAGTGTAACAATGTAGACTTCGAAAGTTACTCACAGTTAGCCATAAGAACTTCAGACGAAATATGGTTAGACTACAACCCCGTTGCGGAGTTTTGGGTAGACACCGAATTAATTAAAGACCCAGATGCGGAGTTGATAGTATTAACCTATAAAGACAATGAAGCCCTATCAGATAGCATTGTGCGTGAAATAGAAAAGGCACGTAACAAAGCACCAACGTCCGATTATTGGTCAAACTGGTGGAAGGTATATGGGTTAGGTGAAGTAGGTACGCTGCAAGGTGTAGTGTATGAAGACTGGAAACAATGCGATACAATACCTGAAGATGCGAAGTTAGTTTCACATGGTATGGACTTTGGGTTTACAAATGACCCTACAACACTAATAGCTGTGTATAAGTCGGACGGTAAGTTATGGGTTAGGGAGTTACTGTACCGAACCAACATGACCAATAACGACATAGGCAATTACTTAAAGTCGCTGAATTTTAATCGAAACGAATTAATATGTGATAGTGCAGAGCCGAAGTCAATAGAGGAATTAAGGTTACAAGGCTTTAACGTACACCCAGCGATTAAGGGTGCGGACAGTATTAAGATAGGCATAGACATACTGAAGCGGTATGATTTAATGATAACAAAGGACAGCACTAACCTAATCAAAGAATTGAGAGGCTACACGTGGGATAAAGACAATACAGGTAAATACACTGGAAAACCAATAGACACGTTTAACCATGCACTGGATGCGTTGCGATACGTGGCGTTGAACAAACTGAACAACCGCCCTTCAGGTAAATATTCTACAATAGCAATTTAACAGCCTGTTTATATTTATAATCATGCTAGGTAACTATTATGATTTAACGATTAAACAGTTTTTAAACTTCAAGTCAATTACTGAACTGGAGAGCGACCCTGTATTGCGTAACCTGAAACTATTAGCGCTAATCGAAGACAAAACACTTGAAGAGGTTGAAGACCTACCAATCGGTGAATTAGTGAATAAAGTTAAAAAGTTATCACAGATTGAAGCATTAAAGCCTGACGAGAAGGTTAAGATGACAATTAAATTAAAAGGTAAAAAGTACCGTGTGAAATGGAAACAGCAGGATTTAACAGCAGCACAGTATATAGATGCTACACACTTTTGCAAGGACAGTACGAAAATCACTAACAACATCCATAACATACTAGCAGCCATATCAGTTGAAGTAGACTGGTTAGGTCGGGATAAACCTTATAACGGAAGCAAACATAAAGAGGTTGCCGACTTGTTTTACAATCACATGAAAATAAGCCAAGCGTACCCTATCATGCTTTTTTTTTGCAAATACTACAAGGAATTAGCAGAAGCTACCCTAACCTATTTGGAGCAGGAAGCCAAGCAAGCAGCGAAAGTAGTAATGGAGAAACATTCAGCAATAGGTGGGGATGGGTTGCAATAATTAACAATTTAGCTAATAACGATGCAACAAAATGGAACTACTACTTTAACATGAATGTAATTGAATTTATGAACATAGTGGTTTTCAGCAAAGAAAAAAGCGAGTACGAAATAGAGCAACAAAAGAAAGCGATTAACAATGTCTAGGGAAAGTGAAATAGGGGCTAAATACGGCAAGTCAATAAACGACTTCAGCACGGCATCTACAAATATCATTGAAGATATATTGATACAGCATTGCAATGAGGGGATAGATTTGATGCGTAAGCAGATATGGAAAAAGGCGAAGACAGGTCAGGCTTCAGACCTTGCACAATCGTTGCAAATAAAACCAAAGGAAGTAACACCTACAAAAGTAACCATAAGCACGGTTAGCGATATGGTTTACTGGGAGTTTGTAGACA